CAGCGAACCACTGAATATGACTAGTCGACACTGAGCCCAACTCCTACATTGGGCTGGCACCAGTGCACGACTGTATTATTACTTCTCTGACGCTGCGATTCTTTAATTTTTCGTTTTGTTCATCGCCGATAACATCCGCATGCCGGTGTGGGACGAGACTTGAGATGGGTCAGCCACTTTTTTGTGAATCTCTGACGCAAAGGGGACGGGTCTAGGCGCCTAGGACGTCTGTGATGTTCCTGACCAGATAGCCATTCTCGGCCAGGTACTCGAAGAACTCCTCAACAACATCCTCGCTCGCGTCTTGGTACTGTTCCAGAACCCCGCTCTCGAGGCACCAGTCATCCCAGAACTCCATGGCAAAGTCCTCCCTCTCTGCCGCTGACATGTTCGCGATGTCGAGCTGGCCCGGGGCATCGTGGAAGTCTGCGGGCGCGGCCTCGAGCTCGGAGAAGCCAGACGCCCCGAACACAGCAAAGAGCTCCTCCTCAAAAGTGCCAGCTGCAGGGATGACCTCTACGGGTTCTGCCACTGCCACTGTCCTCATGTTCTTGAAGATAAGCTTAGAGATGAGGTCCTTCCAGATGTGCTCAAGATTGTTCCTGATCTTCCTGACGCAGAACCGACAATCAGCCCCAAAGCTAATGGTCTTCACCCAATTCACCGCGAACCCCTGGGCATTCCTGAGGTTGAGCGCGTTGCCCCTGTGTCTCGTCGCGATGCGATCGAGCCCAGCCCTGGCAATTGCGACCACCATCAGGTGCTCGTTGTTCGACTCGAGATCCCGGGGGACATGCCCGCAATGCCCTGAGAGCGTCGCCCTCATCTCATACCCATCCTTGACCACCGACAGGTCTGGGAGAGTCTCGCGGCAGCGGTTTGCATTGGCAATCCACGCGTACATGGGGACTGCAAGAGCCATGGCCCACTGCCGGAAGTGGGGTAGGATAGCACGCCACATGCTCTCCCAGGTCATGGTGTCATTGGCTAGCTGCCTGCTGAGGGACCGGTAGCCAGCCAACTGACACATAGTCAACTCTTGGGATAGGTAATAGTCCATCTGGGTATACCATGCGAAGTCGATGTCCAGCATGCGCTCGGCCACCTTAGCAGACTCGTTCTCAACAAACTCAACCACCCTCGAGGGATGGAACATGAGGTCCTCGAGCCCAGAGGCAGAGATAGTGCGGATTGCTCTCACGAAGTCCGCATCATTCCTGCCCATCAGCGCTGTCATGTGCCAAGGGGGCAAGGGTCTAGCCTCTGCCGTGGCGTGTGACCTCGCCCACTCCTCTATCGCGGATCTGGCAGGTTCCTTGGAGCAGTCTTCGGCTATCTGATCCAGGTTGTTCGTGTTCTTCGCATGAGTGGCCACTATCCTGAACAAGGTCTCAGCTGCCTTGACCCTCAGCCCTTCACCTGGCACATCTCTCGACAGCTGCAGTCCCGCAGGTCTGGCCCGGACAACATCACGGATGACATCTGACTCGGCCCTGACCATCGTGCTCCTCACTGCAGTTAACATCCCGGTGACAACGTCTGCCCTGGCAATTGGCCTGGCTATTGCGAGGTCCAGGCTGCTGGGTGTGAGCGCTGCAATGTCTATGTCAACGTCACCCAGATCTATTAGGTATTTGGTGCCCAGGCGGTCATCCAGCTCCTCGACCCTCTGTGGATCCTGAGTGACCAGGACGCCATCAGCAATCCGAGCATACACATCGAGCAAGACCTCGGTGTCCTCTATGGGGTCCACGGCAATCTGCGGGAGGGCCGCCCTGGCGCTGGCCATGGCGTCCGCCCTGTCCGCCAGAGAGCTCTCTATGGCAAATGCCCTGTCTATGTTCTGGACCGCCCCTGCCATGATGAACTGCAGGTGGCCTAGGGGGTACGTGGCAGGGTTCCTGATGATGAAGCTCAGCGTCTTGTCCCTGTAGCTGGCCAGCGTCTCCTTGGATGACATGAGCCACGTGCCGACAGCTATGGCCTTGATGTAGTACACAGCATCCATCCAGTTGGGCCTGTGCTCAGTCTCGTCCCAGAGGTCATGGATCCTGTTGGCATTGGCACCAACCTGAGACCATGCATTCGCGGGCACCATGGGCATGTGGGTCCGCCTTGCAGTGTCACGACACATCCTTGCAACATTGGTTGTGTCGACGACCACCCCGAGAGGCAACAGGTGCCTAGCGTCACCTACGAGTGTGGCCTGCCAGAAGTTCCACAGGCACGTGGCAGCTCCTTCGTCCTCAAGGGCCATGAGCGCAGCGAATGCAGTACTGGCGACTACCCATGCCCTAGCAAAGAAGTGAGGATCCCTAGTGCCATACCCTACTACCTCGAAGATGCTCCTGCTGGTGTGGGAGGCCCTGAAGGTGGCGTCTGCAGGGGGGTCGAAGTACCCGTCCTTGGGCTTCCTAGGAACGGAAGTCCCAATCAGGCCAGAGGTGACAGAATGGCCCAGGTAGTCAGACGGGTCGTGGACCGCAAGGTGGGTGAAGTGGTAGCCGGCAATGTCGCAGCTCACTATCCTTGTGGCCTCCATAACCTTGGACGCGCTACACTCCATGACCCAGGGTCTCGCACGAGGGCCTCTCAGCTCTTGGACAGTAAAGCACCTCTTGGCCAGGGTGATTCTCTTCAGCACGGCGGCGGTGCTCGCCTTCGAGACCTTGATCCTTAGCCTCTTCGAGACCATCGGGGGCATCTTCCTAGCAACTCTCTCGCACGCAGACAGGGACGCGGTCACTGCCTGGCCAATCGCATGGGGCAAGGAGTCCGCGAAGGTGGCCAACACCGGTGCGGGCCAATGGTGAGATTTCAGGAACGAGTCAACTGCACCAACATACACATCGTTGTCCGTGGCTCTGATTGCCCTCGCTATGCTCGGGACCTTGCACATTTTGAGTGCCAGCGCCCGCATCGCGCCCACAACTGCCACCTCTGGGCTCTCGGTGTCTTGGTGCCTGACTCCAAAGGGGTCGTTGATGACTGAGATAGGGTCTCTCTTGGCCAGAGGGATCTTCAAGAGCTCCGTCACATACCTTGAGAATACCTCACAGAGCAGGGAAGATGCCGGGAGCACACTGGTCTGGTACACACAATTGAACAGAGTCGCAAGGCTCATGTCATTGGCCTGGGCCACGCACTTTACAAGGAAGTGGCAAAACGGGACAATGCCCCATCCCCCCATGCTTCTGGGCGTGAACCCGACCAAAGCTGCCCACGTGTTGCTCCTCGACCTGGTCTCAACGCCATGCCACCCTGCCGCGGGGGCAATGGATGCAATCGCATAGAGACAAGCCACTGCATAGCTCGCGATCGGGTCAGCGCCCCGATGGGAGGAGCCCTGGAGGCCTGTGTATATCGCATCTATGTCGTCGAACACAGTCCTCCACTGGGTGTTCCTCGGGACATCGACTCTCGCGAAGATCTTGCAGGCGGTGGGGATCTCGCGCCTTTTGTAATACACCCTGTTGAGGAAGATGCACCTGCTCGTCGATATGATCGTCTTGGCTCGGGAGATCTTGAATGCCAGGCAGGAATACTTGTGCACAATGTACTCCACCAGGCGATCGAGATTCTCAGTAGCCTTGCTGACCCTCATCACGATGTCGTCGATCATAGCTGCGGTTCTGCACTTTGCGGAGGGGGCAGCCAGACCAGCAGACCTTGCCTCAGTGAATGCCCACTGGGCCGCCATAGCGTTCAGCAGGCTGTCAGTCGAGCCAAAGAACCCCTGAAAGCTGCCGTCTCTAGGGAGGTGCGTGCCATGGAAGCCTAGCCTGTTGACAACCAACACCATCCCGTCTCTCCAGATCGAGGGGTCATCCATGGGTGTGTCCTTGAAGAACCCCATCAGCATCTTAAGGAACCCCATCTCGACGCGCTTGTCCATGTTGGGGGACCAGCCATCGACATCCAGACTAACGAGGACGTCATTGGTGCCTGCCTGCCCGACCAGGATCTCCATGTTCCGTTCCACCTTCGCGGGGCTCGCTCTGGACACCGTGCCAGGTACAAGATCTGCTATGCGCGCGATGTTATAGTCTACCTCGGACAGTAGCTCCCTGGTGATGTCGTCTGCGCTATGTGTGTCCCTCACCTTGTCGCCGAACTTAGTGTTCTCGGACTTTGCAGCGACATACAGGACCCTGTCCCCAGGCAACGTGCCAGAAGCAGCTGCCATCCTGACGTCCTGCGCAGTGAACTTGCCAGAGAGAGTGGGCCCGTAATGTAGCACATACTCGATCTCGCTCTCTAGGCCATACCCAGCACTGGTGACGCCCATGACTGTGGAATACAGGGACTTGTCAGCATACACATGGGTCACGTCGTGCGCAGTGTGGTGCCAGAACTCTATCCTCTTGTGCCACGCGATGATCTTGGTCACCCGGTACGGGAAGCCCCCAGGTGCCTGATACAGTCGCCCCTTCCTGCATTCGGTGATCCAGTTGTCCCTGTCCTCTGTTGCCATTTCAGTGGCATGTGCCACGGCTGTGTCGTCACTCACGACCTCGCCGTCCCATGACTCCCACTCACATGGGGCATCTGGGTGCATCGCAAGCAGAGTGGCTGAGAGATAGAGACACGCATACCTGATGAAAGAGGTGAACTCTCCCCGAATGTGGCGCCTGGGGGCATCCATGGCCAGCACTAGCTTGTGGAACAACTTCCTCGGGTCAGCATCAGGGGCAGGGAGCATGTTCCAAGCAGTTCCTATGTCCATCACCATGTTGAGGGGGTGTGGTCTCAGGATGTCAAAGTAGCTGGGCCCGCCATGGAGGTGCTCTGCGGTCTCTGAGACCAGGTCGGCGGTGATGCGGGGCAGAGCCTGTGACTCAGCCCAGTCATGATCCCCGAGAACCATCATGGCCTGTGCATAGGAGCTCTTCATATGCCTGGCCAGGCACCTGACATGAGGGCGCTCCATCCCGTACAGGCGCCGCTGCAGCTCGGCAGACATGTAGCGGCGTATGTCCCTCCACATCCACTCGACCGCCCTGTTGGGCTGGCCTTCCATCACGCTGGCCCTGTATGTGCTGACGTACAGAGAAGTCCCCCAAACGGCCCTTAGGCATTCCGCTGCCTGTGAGATGCCGGGTCTGTCAGTCACGCATGCCACGAGCTTGCCATTGCGGACGAATCGGATCACGTACTGCCCAGCATACATGTACACACCTATCGTGTTCACCATCCTTACAGCAGCGCACCTGTCTGCCCTGATCACCACGGAGTCCGCCGTCCCTGCGCCGTTGACAAACCTCCTGCACGTGTCCCTGCACTTCGAGTCAGTGAGCCCATCGTGCAGTGCCTTGGCAATCACACCGCAACTAAGTGCCAGCTTGTCCTTGGCCCTCCAGTACCTGAGTGGCTTGAACACAGGCTCCAGGAAGCCCGCCATGTCGACAGTTGACCTGATATCCATATGGTTGCCGATGCACCCGAAGAGGAAGATCTCCTTGGCGATGTCCGGCCTCCCTAGCAGCCTCGCATACGCACCCTCGTCCGCGGTTATGGTCCCGGAGAGAGCAGCGGACACTAAGGCATATGCTGCCAGGTCGTCGTAGAAGACAGTACTAGCCGTGAGGATGGCCTCCTTGCGGATCTTGGACAGGACGAAGTGCTCTCGGTAGATGCGCTCCATTGGCTTGGCTGCCGTGTGCCTACGCACTGCCTGGCTGACATATTCCTCATCAGTGGGATCTTTCACCCATTCTGCCCCGAAGATCTCTGCGCCGAACACGCTACTCAGGGATGCGGAGTCGAACCCTTCCTCTGTGGCAAGGCTAGGCGCAGCGCCCAGCAGATACTCAGACTGCATGAAGTACCTTGGCTTCTCAAACACACGCGCCATTTGGACCTAACGAGTACGGCGGTGTGCCAGCGAACTACTGTCGGGATCGCCCCGGCCAGTTGCCTGTGCCAGACGCGGTCCCCTGATTGCTCCGTCTCCTCCGACACCGACAGGGCACTACCATTCTCCGGACTATGCCTTCAATGCATCCCTCCTCCCCATAGGCAAGGCGGCCATCTCCGTGCCCGCGGCACTTTGGACTTGCGGCCCCCTGGACTGAATGAAGAAGAGATACTGCAGGATTTAAAAATAGAGGTAGAAATAAGTAACGTCGAATTGGAGTTGCCTCAACATGTAGAGTCAGTTGTCATGCCTACGTTGATACAGTGGTT